CTTATCGCCCTGGCGAGACGACGCTGCGCCGTTCTGTTCGCCATGATGCGCGACGGGACTTTTTATACCCCGCAGGCGTCATAACATGCTTGACACCTTAATAGGGGCCCCCCCCCGAAAGGCTCTGTGGTTGGTATGCGCCGGGCGTGGCGCAGATACAAAAAAGGCCCGCAAAAGCGAGCCGGGAAAATAAGTGTAGCGCGTTGTACTGGAGTCGAACCAGTGACCGATTGCTTAGAAGGCAATTGCTCTGTCCTGCTGAGCTAACAACGCAGAATACCGATAATGGACCACCACCGGGGACTCGAACCTCGCACACTCAACTTAAAGGGTTGACGCTCTTTCCTGATGGCTAGTGGCGGTTGGTGGCCCTTGCTGGATTTGAACCAGCGACCTGGCGATTATGAGTCGCTCGCTCTCACCACTGAGCTAAAGGGCCGGGCGCAGGATAATAACGTTACGAAATCAATGTTGCAAGCATACAAAAATCACCCTTATCTCCTCCACCAGCGCATTCACCATGTCTATCCGAGATAAGTGGCACAACAAAACCCGCTTGTGGGCGGGTTTTGTTTGCTTTTGCCATCACGTACAAAATCGGCAAAATATCAGATTTGCATGAAATATATGCCTTTCAATCTACTTTTGCAACACTTTGCTTTGAAAATGCCGCCTTTTGTTTTGAACGTGTTCTCATTACAAATAATAAAGCCTCACTATCCAGTCGGTGAAAAATGTGTTTCATTGCAACCCAGTGACGAGTAAATGTTTTGGACCAGTTTTTAGTTGTCACTCCCGCCAGTAATGCCAGCTCCTGATATTCATAACCTTCCCCACCAAAAAGTTCTGCTTTTACTGCCTGCGCCGCCAGCCAGATTAATTTTTTCAGGCGTTCCTGCGTTTTCCCAGCAATTTTTCTGGTACCGGATTGAGTATTAAATTCATTCCACGCCCACTGTGTTATCGCGATCTGATATTCCCAACAAATACTCCCGCTGTAACACCACAACAACCAGGCTTTATGATGTTCTTCAAGAGACAGAACAGCCCGCCGCCACGATGATGTCGAAAACTCAACCGGACTGACCAGAGGAATTGACGTCACCTTCGCCAGCGATTGCTTTCCCGGGATTGGTGGATTATCCCGCGTTATCATTTTTCCAGTCACTTCATCGCGGTACCGGATTTTTTTTCGCCTGTAACGCCCTGTATCGAACATGGCATTCTCCTGCCAGGCTTCAAGCTGACCTTTTGTTGCCCCACTCAAATCAGCGGTGGCGATAATGAGCTGCTCACGCACAAACTGTAAATAGTGGTTATTCATGCGCACTCCAGTTCTGTGATTTTTATCCCCAGCCGCCCACCAGGAACGAGCTGACCGCGCACAATATTGATTTCATCAAACTGCTCGTCGTCTATGAGAAGTCCGGCATGCGTCAGCACATCCAGTGGTGCTTTCAGGATATTGTCCAGGTCACGACGGCGCTTATCCGGTGGCTCTGCAATAATCTTTATCACCAGCCTTCCGGACAGGTTTAATTTCAGCCGCTGCTGGCGAACAATTAGCGCCACATCACGGCGATAACGCTTTCCGGCTTCCGAGATGAAATACGTATTGCCATGACGTCGCCAGTAGGTATTCACCGTCGGCGGGTAAGGCAAAACAAATTCTATCCGTTCAGTCATTCATGCTTTCCACTTCAGGACACCCGAATTTCTCGCGTGCATTAAAAAACGAATCAGCAACAACAGCTGGCTGCCGTGTTTTTCTTCAAAATCTTTTACCCCAGCGTGCAGTTCGTTATGACATTTACGGCACAGCGGAATAACAAACAAATCATCAGCCTTTGTTCCCATCCCTCCCAGTCCATGACCAATGATGTGATGCGGATCATCTGCCTGATTACCGCACGTCATGCATTTCTGCGTTTTTACCCAGCGCGTGTATACAGGCATCTCTTCCCGTTGTGGTTTCTGGCGCTGGAGATACTGAGCCGGTGACTCCGGATCAACGGCAATGCTGACCACCGTCTTTTCCTGTGGCGGGTTTTGCTGGTGGGCGTGAGGCAGCGGCGCAAGATTTTTTGTGCGCTGCTTCAGTATGATGGTGGCGGTCTGCTCTCCCGGTACGATGTCGCTTTCACGGTACATTGAGCGGATTTTTTCCGCACGCAACCCCAGCGAACGACGTAATACCGCTTCCGGTAGCGCGTCCGCCACCTGATTGCGGACCGCCCACCAGGATAATTCAGCCAGAGATAATTCACGCTCCTGCGTACCGCTTATTGCGTGACCGATGACGTCAATCATCCATGCTGACAGGTTTTGATGAGCAAGTTGCTCGAGTGATTCGGATGTCTGGTCACGCAGCTGGTTGTCGCAGTGCCAGCACAACACCATTGCGCCGGTACCATAACGGTGAATAACGGTTTCACTGTGATGATAGTCACCATGAGGCCACTGGCAGGATTTGACATGACGCAACAGCCAGTCAGACAGTGCACCAGCGCCACCAACAGCACGAATCACACGCTCATTGCTGAAAAACGGCAGTAATGATTTATCCTCCGCCAGCGGCTGGCGAACGGCAGGGACGATGCCGGACGGCAGACCGCGCATGCTTTTCGGTTCCGGCTCCACAAGCACTCGAGGGTTATGGAATACCTGCATGGATTCACGGCCTGGTTTAAGGACCACCAACCCAAGTTCCGGTACCGGAACAGGTCGAAGTAATACCCGCACGTTACCTCCAGATGCGTTGCTGGAATGTGCGGGACGGACGCGGTGGGCGCTCGGAGTACGGCAGCCTGACGTAGATTATCCAGTGACGATAATCGAGGCTGAGGGCTTTCCTAAACTCATACCCACGTCTGCGGTAGTTCTGAATCAGCCATTCGGCCTGTTCTTCAGTGCATGGGGCGTGCCGGAACCAGTCAGATTTGAATGCATGAGAACGCCGCCCGTGCCTGCTGGCAAAGACGGCTGAATTATCAGAATTGTGTAGTCTGGAATTTTGCGCCATCGGCTTTCTCCGGTGGCACAGTGTTACTCAACAGGGGTTCAGCCCTGCGCTGAATTGTAGATGAATTCACTAATCTTCAAAAGCAGAAAAACCAGCCTTAATCCCAGCTTCTTTCAGAGACGGCAACGATGTGACAAATTCATTTGCACGCAAAATAAAACCATCCGTCACAAGCCCATCCACAAAATGAATTAACGCAGCTCCACTCTTCCTTTGTTGAGACTGTAAACATTTAATACGGCAGTGGCTGACAATAGCGCCCTTCTCAACGCGCACAGTATAGAGGCCATCTTCACTAAAAATTTCACGTAATTCTTCGATTCTCATCAACAGAATCCTTCCAGATAAATAGCACTCCCCTGTTCGGGGTCCATCCCTCTTCTCCCTGCGCGCTACTTAAGCATTTTTGATTCTATTCCGGCGCCGTCCGGAACTTCAAACGCGTTGAAAATAAAAACAAAAACCCGCCGAAGCGGGTTAAGTGCGGGTGCGTTGAGGATGCCTGACACATCAGAGGTGGCGAGGGATTTCTCCCCCGCCTGGTCTCTTACTCCTCAGGTTCGTAAGCTGTGAAGACAGCGACCTCCGTCTGGCCGGTTCGGATTCGTACCTCGCAGAGGTCTTTCCTCGTTACCAGTGCCGTCACTATGACGGTTAAACAGATGACGATCAGGGCGATTAACATCGCCTTTTGCTGCTTCATAGCCTGCTTCTCCTTGACCTTTCGGTCCGTAAGAGGCAATCTATATGTGACGAGCATATAGGGGCCTCACTTCGATTTATAGTCGGGTGGGGCTTTTATCTATCTGCCGTTGGTGTTCATGCCCGAGGCAGATAGCCTCAAGCACCCGCAGCAATCCTACTTAACTCTGCCGTTACAGCAAACCGTTTTCGCCCGATATGGGAATTCCCATATCGGAATGAATTCAGTTCACCTGGCGAGGCTTAGCGTACAATTTTTTCCGTTTTGTGAGCTGCCCCTACATGCCGCTGGCGCGGCATCCGGAAAAAGAATCCACGTCCTGAAGGACGAGGATGTCAAGTGCCTTTCCTGGTCCAGCCATATTTTTTGAATGCAGGCGCCGCTTCATCGGTTTGTAGCCATTCTGCAAATCGACGGGTTTCATCATTTGCATCCTGACGTACTGTAATGTTCATATCACGCCATATCACGTAGTCTGGCGCTATTTCCACGACATCACCAATTTCTGGATTACTGGCTGCCCAGTCAGCCCAGGTTATCCAGACATCTGCTCCAGGCTGATTCTCAAGAGCCTTACGTGCAGTTCCGCTATTGGGCGCATATAAAATAATATTTTTTCGGATTGCGGCGACAGTTTCTATATTCCCTTTACGTCCGGCAATATCTTCCCAGACGCCAGTGCCTGATGTATTACTGGTACCACCACCATCATTAACAATTACGCCAATCCCAGGTCTGGTCAGGTCGTCAATACTCCGGATATTTTTAGGATTACCTTTCTTTACCAGTAAAATACTTTTTCGCAGATAAAGAGGCTGAATATCTTTTTCACTGAAGCTGTCTTTATGGTCCCGAATGATAGCCAGAGCAGATTGTTCTGATGCGCCAAACAAGATATCTGCATTTTTTTTGGCATCTTCATTCCATTTGTTCTGTGGGCCGTAATGAACGTTCACTATAATACCTGTTTTTTCGGCATAAAGTTTGGCTGCATCAAGCAAGGCTGTATGCGGGCCACCAGGACCATACAGATTGATATCAGCATAAGCAGCAGAAGACAGGAATATTAAAAAACCTGCCATTATGTTCCTCATAAAAAACTCCTTTTATTGGTTATCATGAAATAAAGTTATAAACACTACAAATAATATATATTACATCCAGATAAACTTATCCGACTTTACCTCGTGCATAGCTTGTTATTTAAAGTCAACAAAATAAGGAAAATTATACGCATATTGAAGAGTATAAACCTTACATGTTGATTACATTTTTGTAATCAACATCCTGTTTGGAATAGCCAGCCTTTAATGGATAACTATTTCTGACAATGCAATGAGTATAATCAAGTCCATCTTCCACTGAGAATTAGAGGCGGCATGCTTTTTCCGGCTCTTGCCGGATATCCGTAATTGTCCATAATCTGCAGATTTATACCTTCTGCATGACCTGTCAGCGAAAATTTGTCCGGTGTTTCTACGGGAATGACATCAAAGTTACACGCACTCGCGTTACCGTGTAGACCTACTTTCCTGCACTTGCAAGATCACAGTGGTGTAACCGTAACAGGAATTTATTCTCTGGACCGGCAGTAAATCCCTGAGTGGCGTGGTTCCCATATCAATTTCCCGCCAGGCAGCCTCCATTGCCAGCGTACAGGCTGGAGCCATGACCTGCCCTTTAAATCTGGCCCGACCATCCCACCGGACGTGTTCTTCTCCCCTGAACTTAGGTACAGTCATCTCCAGTGGCACAAAAGTGTCAGCGCCATAATTTTTGACCGTTATCGCGCTACGGATATTTTGTTGACTGGTGAAAATCACCCCGCAGAATCAGGCTTATTCCCTTAACCTGGGCTTTCATCCTGACCGCCGCCTCACTACGACCAATCAGACTGCCGATGCATTTTACCTTCATTGTTAGTATCATGATTTCAGGCCTGCACCATCCGCTCATTGCCCGGACTTCCGACAAATCCCGGCAACCATATCCCGGTGCTTGTTCAGCTCCCGCAGCGCGGCGCAGACTCGCTCCCACTTCTGGACATGATTCTTCGCCCTACGCAGTTCGCGATTTGCCATATGCAGCGATGGCAAAATCAAATCATCTTCTCGCGTTGCAGTAAACGATGGCAGCGACTGCACAATGTCCGCCACAGTTTCTGTTTTAATATCTTCCTGTGTTGCATCTTTCTGTACCGGTAACGCAACACCGGCTGGCTGAGGAAAGGCTTTACCATCGGTTTCCGCTACCGATTCAACTTTCGGCTCTGCTGGTAAATTATCACCTGGTATGCAGTAACGAATTTTACCGTTCTGGTTTACGCGAATCAGACGACCTTTGCTGATTGCCATTGCCAGCGTTGAAGCAACTTTGCGGGATGTTGTACCGAACAGCGTAGCCAGTTCATCCGCCGTTTGTGGTCCGCGTTGTTCAATCGTCGCGGTTAAATCGCACTCTGAGATTTTCGCTTCTGTTGCCGTGGTGGTTTCTTCTGGCGCTGGCTGTTCCTGCTGAACGTTGTTATCAGCCACACGCCAGGTGTATACGCTTTTATCAACGAAGCCAGCCTTTTTCAGTTCCCACAGCTCGTTCAGTACTTCTTCACGACTGATATCAAGTCGCGCAGCCAGCTCTACCGACGTGGCTTTTCCCATCGCTTTCAGTGCGTCAAAAACAGTCTCCATAAATTTCCTCCCGGTAAAAAATCACTTCTCAACTCAAACAAAACCAGCCGCTTTCCGGCGTTCATATTCCTGTTTCAGCAACTCAATTGGCGTTGGCCCCGACGGGCGTTTGGGGGCCGCCAGTTGTCGCCGGACTGGCGGAACGCTCAGGCCGTTACTAACATGCTTTGCCCATTTCGTCAGTTGCCGTTCTGCAAGCCGTTTTAATTCCCCTTCGGTCATCTGGCGCTCAATCCCCTTTGAACGCATCTCGAGGCAAATGTGATACAGCACAGGCTGAGACCACGGGTACTTATCACTTCCGTCGTATCGCCAGGACTCATTGCGCCAGCGGCGGTACTCCTCCATCACAGCATCCACCGTCAGACCGAATGGATTGGCTCCGCTTTTCGAAATCAGTGCCACAAACTCAGCCAGGTCCGGAGGCCATGTTTCACCCGCCCGGCAGCGGTCCATGCACTGGCGGCAGACCTGCCGGATTTGCTGCTCAGTCATCGCGCCAATCTGTGCAATCCAGAGCTTCGATGGTGCGGCCCCGTTCTTCTGGGTCCAGCGGTTCGAATAAACCTCCCCCATGAGTTCCCACAGCTTCCAGGCCGTTTCCGTCGCTGATAAATCCGTTTTCACGTTCCCACTGCTCACGTGCTGCCCGAATTTCCTGAACTGCCCGTGATGCGGTGCCACCTGGTGCTGCTGCATGGTTTACCCCTTTGCTGACTGGTTTAACCTGCGCCCTGACGTGATTTACGTGACGGGCGAATTTCTGCTCCCACTGAATCTGCGTAAACACTTTCCCCTCCGCTGCCCAGTAGTCCCGGAAGGCGGCAAGTTCAGCAGGTGTAAATTCTGTCTCCGGCAAAGCCATCCCCCACAACGCAGCCCGTCGTCGAAAATCCCGTGACGGATACCAGCTATCGCTCATCGGGAATTTTCCGATGGGTTCGCTCAGGCCATACAGGAATACAGGGGGGGCTGCCTGTAACGACAAAACTTCCTGCTCACTGGTCGGAGCACTCTCGCGTGCGTTATGTGTGGGGTTTAGATCTTTGGGTTCCTTTGGGTTCCGTGATCCGTTTTTGGGTGTCTTTGATGGAAAATTTGGGTGTCTTTGGTTATTTTCCATGCAGCTAAGAGTTCTGTTTTTGGGTCTGTTTTGTGCTGAAACATAACCATTTTCGGTACTGTTTTTATTAACAGCACCAATTTTACCCACCTTTAAAGACTCCCGTTTTTGGGTGTATTCAGGCTCGGCAACACTTTCTTCTACACCGATAAGTCGGTACACCACAATTTGCTTTGTTCTGCCTTTTCTCTCACCGGTATCAACAATTAACCCAATCTCCATCAGGTGTCGTAAGCTGTCCTGCACAGTCTTTTTGTTCAGTTCCGTTACTTCTGCCAGTGCAGATACAGACGGGTATGCACACAAATCGGCACCGCACATATCAGCAAGCCAGGTCAATACTGACTTACTGGATGAACTGCCGGTTTTCACCTTTTTAGCCCATCGTAGTGCATCGATACTCATACGAACCCCTGGCAGACATTTGTTTATCTGCAAAGTAATATTGGTATTGCTGACGATACGCGTGCTTGAAAGCAATAGCTTTTTCTATAAGCTCGTCAGTCTCACGTTCCACAACAACTGGATCCGCAAAAAGCAGCCCGGACTCCACCACATCGCCATATTCTTTGTTTAACCCGGCGATCATGTACGTAATGCTTTTTCCGTCAGTAATTTCACAATACAATCTGAAATCGCTGATCCGGATAGCCTCCATAATTGCCGGAATCAGCGCCGTGAATTTGTCACGCTTATCTCTGGTGTCGATAGCTTTCCAGCGTTCGAATATCTTCACCCGGTTAACGCCCAGCGCCCGTTGATCAACCTCGCCATCATTAAACGTGACGCGTTGAACATCGATGTTCGGGCGTTCTTTCAGAGCCCAGAATGCTTCCGTGATTAATATCGTCGCCTGCTCCTGTGTCATTCCTGGTCGGCATACCC